CATTAAACAAAGCAATTTTTTGTTGCGCATTAAACCCCTTGGAAAGCATATCTATTGCATTTTGAAAATCTCTATCTGACAAACCTTTTCCTTCTTGCCCCTTTGATGCAGAAAGTGCAAAAGCCATATCTATAATTCTTGATTCTGTTATGCCAGTTGCTGAAACCAAATTATCTATTTCTTTGCTCCAGTTTCTCTTAGAGTCATACGATGTTTTTGATTTTGTAACATCATTATAAACTGCTGAATTTTTACCTTTTGTAACAAGATTATCAAAACCTTTTACATTAGATTCAATAAATGAATAAACTTTTGCTCCGCCGCTTACAATGTCATTTGCAACTTGTGGATTTGCAGCTAATATTTTTGCAGTATCACTTAACCCAGTTATTAATATTTCACTTGCAATAAATTTTTCAGTAATTGGAGAGAATGATTTATCTAATCTTTCGGTTGGAGAATCTGCTGCTTTTTGACCAGTTCCAAGATTTTGTAATTTAGATCCAAGTGGCAAAGTTCCAGCTTTTTTTCGTTTTACCCAATCTTTTTCAGTTAAATTTTCAATAAAAATATTATTTTCATCAACCAATTCTTTTATTTCTATGCTGCTTTCTGTGTCTCTTGGTAAAGCGCTAAGAGGCCCAAGTTGTAAATTTGTATCAGTATTAGATTTTTTCCAAGTTTCTGCCTCTGACTTCAAAACAGTTCCAGTTGGCAATCCTGTTCTTTTGTCAAAAATACTAAACCTTTCTGCTGAAGCGGTTGTTGGTTTGAAAGAACTAGCAATACCACTAACAATTGGTGATAAAGCATCTGGGCCAGCTAGATCATACATATCTTTCGCCCAAGGGTATTTGGCTGCAAATTCAGGATTAGTTACAGCTTTTCTTAAAGTCTCAATTCGAGCTTTTTCTTTTGCTTTACCCTCTTGCATTTGCTCTAATGCCAAAGTATTTTGCACAAAGTTTTGATCACCTTTTAAAGCGCCACCAAGTGCGTAAAGCATTAAACCTAACTTTTGGTTTTTAGATGCTTTATCATCAATAGGGGGCATGCCAATAGGTGATTGCATGGGTTGCATAGCACCTGGCTGACCACCGCTTTGATTAAATGCTTTTAAAATATCTCCAAACGCCATTATAAAACTCCGTAATTAACTTTAAAAACCAGGTGAACCAGGCAAAAGAGTCATACCATACAATTGAGCGGCAGTTCCTAATACATTTCCTAAACCAGTTTTTTGCTGTGTTGTAGTCGTTGGAGTTGTAACCCCTTGACCCGCAGCCAATAAACCAAACTGTTGAGGCCCATAAGCCAAAGCTCTTTGGAACTCTTCGTAAGGTGCTTGTAGACCCATTTGTTGTAATTGTTGTTGTTGTAAACCAATCTGACCAAGCTGTCCAAGCCTTGCCATTTGCTCCGCGCCCACGCCCCCAAGCAGTCCTGCTTGTTGCTGTCTTGCGCGTAGTTCTAACTCTGGAGCAAACATTGCCATTTGCTGTTGTCTTGCAATATCTGATTCGGCTGCTCTTTGAGCTTGTTGGAATCCAGACTCTCGCAAACCAGCAGATGTTCTTGCCATTTGTTCTATGAATGGTCTTTGTGATTCAGACTCTAGTAAAGCAGAGCGTGAGCCACCAAATGCACCAGCGCCAATTGCGCGTGATTGCGCTTGACCTCTGGCTATATCAGCTTGTCTTTGTATGTCAGCCATAGACTGATCGATAACTTGCTGTTGATAAGGCGATTGATATGCGCCTATGTCAGCACCAAGCAATGATCCAACCTGACCGATTTGTGGCGCTTCTTGTTGTGCTAATGATTGCAAACCCGTTAGAGGGTCAAACTCCATACCAGTTTCAAATAAACCACGAGTGGCTTGAAACTGTCTAAGTTGATCTGGATTAAAACCAGCAACTCTAGGGCCTGTGTATGGAACGAATGGTTGACCAGCTAATGATTTACCAGCTTGAAATAACTCTTTTGCTTGTGCTTCTTGGTATGCTGGTAGACTGACTGATTGTGTTGATTTGCCTTTACTCATAATTCTTTACTTATTAAATTTTCTGATTTAAAACCTAAGTGGTTTAGTTTTCTTAACCATCCTTTCCTGCCACCGCCATATAATCTTTTACAACCAGCAGCTTTTGCAAATGCCTCTAAGGATGGCAACATATCCTCTAACTCCTTGTAATCACCACCACAAAATAGCAAGTTCATTGCTGTATTTTGGGGGAATACTACAAATTCAGTTATCATAGCCGATTTCTTAGCTGGCCATAAATGGAATATTCCATGTCTTATTTTATCCTCTATATCGTCTATTGTATAGGAATCTTGATGTTTGATGGCTTTTGCTATATATGGTTTACATCGTCCCCATTGAATTTCCCATTCTTCTGGTGCTTTCTTAATAGGTGTGACTTTATTAGTCGCCTTTTCCATATTCAATAATACTTAAATACAAATCAATGTTTGCATGATTAACTTGTGCTTTTATGATTTCGCCTTGTTGCAAAATACTTCCTGCATTGGTTTGTAATTCTTCAGTAGCGTGTGCCGCTATGTTATGTTGCTTATAAATAAAAAACTCATTAGAGCTGGTATCTGTTATAGATACATCTAAATTGGTTTGTTGATTACCATGGTCACAAGCTAAAAAACCCTTGATGATTGCAAAATCAAAATCGCCACCGCTAGGTGCTGTATAGATAGTTTGCTGTGTGGTAGCTGTAAAAGAATACTTAATATTGGTTGCTCTTTGAATGTACTGTCTTTGTGCGGATAGATCCATTATCTTCTACCTCTATTGCGTACATCTAATCTAATTTTTCCTACTTGGAAATCTTGTGTGGTACTGCCTGTGACTGTCAATGAGACTTGTCTTGCAGTAAACCTCGCATCTGTGTAGCCATCAGTTTCAAAAGTAAATGATCCAAAGTCCGTTTCAGGGCCTAGTGGAGTGAATCTACCTTTGAAACTAAGGGTGACACCTGGAAGTGTATTAGCTTCTTCGTCTGGAAGTATTTGATTGCATTGCACATAATTATCACCATTGCCTATTTCGATAGGCCCAGAGGTGGCATATGGTACAGCATCGCCTAAATTTGGTGAGTTACCTAATAGTGTTGATTCGTGTTGATAAATAAATCCAGCATTATCTGCTGATGTTGGGAAATCAAAGACACCTTGGTCAACCCAACAACCTCTGTCTAGCTCACCAATAGACCAAACATTTTCGCCATAGTTCCATATAACGTATTTGTTAGGTGCGTATTGATTATCACCGCTAGGGAAACCCCACCATAATTCATTAAAGTTAGAGTTATGACCGCCCCAACAAGCCTGTCTACCTGGTACATTAAGTTGATCGTAAACGTAATCATGCACTTCGCATGGTATTTCTCTAACAGTACCATCGTACACAAAGAAAGAGTTTTCACCCATCCATGTTAAGAAGTTACCAGTTGTAACAATGGATCTTCTGCTGACTGTTTTACAGTTAGTACCTGCATCTGCAATACCATAAACAAATGGTGAACCAGCGTAAAACATTCTGCTTATACCAGTATCACTAAAAATGATAATGTCATTGCCATGTGATGCTGCCATAATTGCTCTACCACCTGTAGGTATTTGCAAATCACCTGCGGTGTTTGTAGCTTTAGATGTCCAGTTAGTGTTGTCTTCTCTGTCTGACCATGAGATTTTTCTTGGATCTCCACCTGAACCAATAGCCACCAAATGTCTTTCATTGGTTACTATGATTGCTTGACATCCTGTAGGTGCGTTGGTTACGACTGTACCTATGGTATCGGCTGTACCGCCTGAGTTTGGTCGCCATTTATAGATTTTGCCATCAACGGAAAAACAAAAGATTAGGTGTTCTCCCCAGTTGTCAAAAGAAAAATGACCTGATTTTAAAGGCAATCCTGATTGTGAACGAGCATCACCATAATCTTCTACATTGTAATGGTATGCACCATAACCTAACGGATCAGCACTTGCATCATTAACAAAACCTGATGGCGTAATATCAGTCCAGGTGTTTTTGTATAAAACATAAACCTTTTCTCTTGTACCAACTGCCAGTATAGGTTGACCTAAATTATCGTTATAGGCGTACATCCCAATGGGTGCACCATCTAGTGCTGTGCTTCTAAGTTTTGTCCAACCACCAATAGGTTTTAAATATCCGTTTTCAAAACGAACTAAATTTCCATCAACCCAACGGCCTTTGTTAGCATAATCAGTTCCATTTTTGACTATACCCGCAGGAGGTGTGATCGGAAATAATGCCATTCAATTAAGCAACTAATTGTTTTGTTTCACTTGTTGGATTGATTTCGTCTGCAATTTTTGAGTCAAGACCATCTTTTAAAGATTGTACTTGCTCTTCACCCATTGCACCTTCAACCCAGCCTTGTACTTGAGCAGCAGTTACGCTGTCAAAGTCTGTGAAATCAGAAAGATCAGATGTGTCTAATGATTGCGTTCCATAAACACTTGCTGTGTAAGGATTACCCTCTGGATCTACTTCAGTATCAGTAGCGTTTATTCGCCAATGCACGTTATAGATTACATTAGTGTGATCTTCGTCAGTAGGATATACATCTACTGTGTTTACATTCCATTCATATGATATTGCCATTTTATACTCCTTTTAATTCTGCTACATCGGCTTGTAGCTGTTCTATTATTTCTTGCTGTTCAATCATTGCTTTAGCAAGTAATGGAACAAGTTTTGATTGGTCAATGCCTTGGTATTTAGGCTCACCTGCTTTTTCGTGACCTTCAGGATAAACTTCGTCTTTATCACCACCTACAGATTCTGGTACAACTTCTTGTGTTTCGTGAGCAATAAAGCCATCAATAACAGTATTCGTTGAGTCTTTAATCCAGTTAAATCTTACTGGTTTGAGTTCTTTTAATCTTGGAATAGCATCCCAATCATAAGTTACATTTTCTTTTAATCTGTAATCTGATGAGGTTTGATATTCTACACTATTAGCAAGCACTCGTATTCTTCCAGAGTCTGTGCCTTGCTGTCTAAAATCTATCACATAAGTAGATTCTGAGGCGTTGGTATTATTTAATATTAAAGCTTCATTACTGCCAGAAAAATCAAAGACTTGTGTACCTCTACCATCATTGCCAAAAGACCAGCCTACAACTGTTGCATCTGTAACAGTTTTTGTTACAAAAACATTTTCATTTGTATCAATCGTTAATGCGTTAGATGTAGCATTATCGTCAATACCAGTTGAAGTAAACCCTGTAATTTTATCGCCAGAGGTAAGAACAATATCAGATCCGCTTGTGCTGTTACCAGCAGTTAAAACCTGAGTTAATGTACTTGCACCGCTTGATTGTGAATCAACGTATGCTTTAACAGATTGTTGCGTTGGTATTAAGGTTGCTGAATTAGAAGCCATGTTGTCTTCGTCAACCCAGCCAGTTACATTAATTGTGCCATCATTTAAACTGCCAAATGTTAGAGCTGTAATGGTGGTTGCAGCAATTGTTCCGCCTTCTACTTTATTACCGCTAATTTGATTGTCAGCTAGAGTTAAAGTTCCAGCAGATACGTCAAGCGTTTTGCCAGAACCAACAGTAACATTGGAAGTTGCAATGGTAGATCCATCGATCGTTCCGCCATTAATGTCTGCACTTGTGGCTGTTAAACTTGTAATGGTGATGGCGGCTATAGTGCCACCCTCAACCTTATCGCCTGATATTTGGTTATCAGCTAAAGTTAAAGTACCAGATGAAACATTTAAGGTTTTACCAGACCCAACTTTAAGGCCCACACTTGTTCCTGTACCATTGGCTGTAAAAATTCCATCCAAGGAATCAAGATCTGTATTTATTTTTGTACCCCAGGTATCGGTGGATGCACCAACCTCGGGTTTAGTTAAGTTTAAATTAGTAGTAAATGTATCTGCCATAATGTGTTAGTGTTTTTAAGTTTAATTATAAACAATATAATTAACCTTCGTATAATTATTTACGCAAATGTTTAATTAAGCGTTTTCTAGTGCCTCTATTCTTGCTGTTATTCCATGCCTGCAATCAAGTCAAATACTAATTTGCTGCAATTATAAATGCTAAGAGTTCATTATACCTGACTCCTAATCTAGTTTTCTCTTCACCTGTTGTTTCGTCTGTCCAAGTGGTTGATATAAACATACCATAATCACCTGCATCTAATCCCTCAGCGGCAAAAGCGTCTTGCAAGTCTTGAGCCATGATTCCAAAATGGATTCTAGCGTCATTGCCTTTTTCTTCAACAGCAGACTTCCATCTGTATTTTTTAAGCAAACCTTTCGCTGAAACCGCAACTCTGGTTTCTGCTTCTGTTAAATCTTCTATATCTTGTTTTTCATTAATGTCTGAAGTTTGAATAGTTCCGTTAGCTGCATATATGTCTTTGAATCTTGCTCCACTGCTACCTAGATCTATAGCATTATCTCTACTAGCTCCTCCAGCAGTAGCTGGAAGAATTGCGTCTGCCCCGTCATGAAATCTAATATTTGTATTGGTAGAGCCTACATAAATGTAACCACCATTAGCACCAATACTTCCAACTGTTGTATTGTCTTTACGGAAAAGTGCAATATCACCATCGCTAGTCCTACGATTTAAGATTAAAGGTGAATCACCATTTCTTGTTGCTACAATAACATCCTGTCTATTTAATTCGATGCCATCAGTAGCTGAGCTTTCAGCAGTCTTACCAATCAACACGTTTGCAGAGCTATCGATTCTCATGCGTTCTGCGCCATCAACTTTAAATTGATGTCCTGAATTAGCATTATCAGCAGTTATATCACTTTCATATATTAATGTGCCAGCATTGTTTGTTATTCTTGCAAAAGAATTTGTAGTCGCTGTTGATAATTGTATTTGACAAGTGTCTGCATGAGTTGATTGAAACCATGCTTGTATTGCATCGCTTCCTGATGTATGTAATCTATACGAAGGAGTAAATGTACCAATACCAACATTGCCATTTGCTTTAACTGCCAAGCCTGACGTATTTCCACCATCCGATCTAACTGTTAAAGCATAATCTGCTGATGCTGTACTACCCACTTGTATGAGTACCCCATCTCCGTTTGAGGTATTTGATTGTGTAAATTCGGCTGCATACACAGTGCTGTTGGTTACTACATCTAATGGTGCAGATACCGAGGTAGTTCCGATACCTACGTTGCCAGAGCTGTCAATGCGCATGGCTTCAGAATTGTTTGCCAAGAATCTATGACCAACACCACTTACTGCTTGATGTAGTAGAAA